CTGGTAAGTGAAGGTTATCCACAGGAAGAGATTGATGCGTGTGGAGATCATTTCTATTGTAGATACTGGGAGGTAGACGATGACTGATTATATTAAATACGAAGTTAAAGTTCATACTGATGGCTATAAGTCTTGGTGGTTAAATGATAAACGCCACCGTGAAGATGGGCCTGCTCTTACATATTCTGATGGCCGTGTTTTTTGGTACTTAAATGGTGAGAAGCTAACAGAAGAAGAGCATCGTGTTAGGATGTACCCTGTAGTGGAAACACCCAAGACCAAAGAGTTGTTCACCATTGTCGAGATCAAAGAGAACGCACACGATGGTAGTGCTACCCTGACAGTAGATATTGAGCCAGAGGTGGTGCAGATGGTTATGGAGAAGGGTCTAACAGCTATGATTATAGACGGCCTTGAGGGTCTTATTGAGGAGAAGAAGAATGAGTGAGCGTTATCTAGTTATGTTTGAGGTAGAAGAGGGTGAGTGGATGTACGCCAGTGCAGAAAACCCATTCACCTATGACTCTAAGCCTCTTATCTTTGACTCTAAGGCAGAGGCAGAGGCGCACAGCTTACGATACAATACGGGTATCATTGTTGAGCAATCAGGAACAAACCCACGTGCAGCTATTCGTGAGTCTATCCGAAAAGGGATTTGATATGTACACAGTAGAGATAGAGTCTGATGCAAGTATTATCACCACACTCGACCAGAGAGACGAGTACAACGATGTTGAGGTTGTCTTTGCTGATGATGGGACTGTTTACATACACCAGTATGATGAACATATGAATGAGCACCAAGTAGTGTACATGAGCAGCCAGCAATGGCTAGACATATACTATGGCTATAAAAGCCCTGAGGGTTCCTACTACGTTGATCTTAAAGGGGTTCCTAAATGAATGAGTTAGGACAGGGGTTTTTTGCTGGCTTATTCACTCTGTATGTAATAGCTATACCCTTGCTTTTGCATATGGTTGAGCCAGAGGATGAAGAGGCTGACCCACGTGGACCGCTAAAGTTTGCATTTATGTGGCCATTTGTAGCTATGCAGGTGATCTACATGATATTTATAGGAGAGAGACAAGATGACTGAATTAGCCCTAGTTAAGACATTACTTAACCGAGAGTTTTACGACAACCACAAAGGCATTCGTTGCCCTGACAAGATATTCAGCAAGGACGTGCGTAAGATCAAGCAATCCTTGGACCACGCTATGCGTACCTATGACGGCGACCTTACACTGTCAGACTTAGAGGCTTTGTTCTACTCACAGAACCAGACGATGACGACAGCAACTAAGACAGCCTACGGTGACTTGTTCCGCAAGATGGCCAAGGCTGATGTAGTCAAGGAAGAGATTGCAGACACAGTGTTGAGCCAGTTGTTCCAACAACATGTAGGTGACTTGGTTGCCAACCTAGGCTTCGACTTTGTGAATGGCTCAGAGAAATCACTAGAGCCATTGCGCCGTATCCTGGAAGCATACAAGGATGACTTCACACCCAACATAAAGATCGAATGGGAAGACATCGACATTGATACACTGCTTAAGGCTAATGACTTGCAGACGCAGTGGAAGTTTAACATTCCTAGTCTGCGCCGTAAGGTTGAGGGTGTATCAGGTGGGCACCTGTTGCTATGCGGTGCACGTCCTAACACAGGCAAGACATCCTTCCATGCATCACTTATTGCTGGACCAGAGGGCTGGGCACGTCAGGGTGCCAAGTGTGTAGTGTTGTGTAACGAGGAAGCTTATGAGCGTGTAGGTGCACGTTACCTTAGTGCTGCTGCTGGTATGACAATGGAAGAGGTTAAGGCTAACATATCTTTAGCCAAGTCACGCTACGAGCCAGTGCGTAAGAACATCCGTATCAAGGATAGCACAAACAAAGACATGCAGTGGGTCGAATCCCTAGTAAAGCAGGAGCGTCCTGACATTCTTATCCTGGACATGGGTGACAAGTTTGCCAGTAAGACCAGCGACAAGTCAGATGTGTACCTCAAAGATGCAGCTATCTATGCACGTAACATTGCTAAGCAGTATAACTGTTGTGTTGTATGGATGTCACAGCTTAGTGCTGTAGCTGAGGGTAAGGTAATCGTCGATCAGTCAATGATGGAAGGCTCTAAGACAGGTAAGGCAGCGGAAGCAGATCTTATGGTGTTGATCTCTAAGAACCCCGTAGTAGAGGGTGCTGAAGAGCAAGACACACAACGGCACTTGAATATTGCCAAGAATAAACTTAAAGGTGGCTGGCATGGTGTAGTGCACTGTGAGTTAGACGGTGGACGATCACTATACACAGCCTAAAGGAGAGAGCGATGAAACTGGTATTAGACGTAGAGAATACTACGCAAACACGTAATGGCAAACTGCACCTAGACCCGTATGAAGAGGGTAACTTCCTTGTACAGGTCGGGATGCAGAACGCTGATGACAAAGACGAAACCTTTATTGTCAACATTGACCATGTAGAGGCTAAAGATACCAGTGGCGCTGGGCGTAAGCTTACCCAAGACATACTTGATATGACCACACTTCTGATCATGCACAATGCACAGCACGATCTTATGTGGCTATGGGAGTGTGGCTTTAAGTATGAGGGTGACGTGTATGATACCATGCTTGCAGAGTATGTACTGCTACGTGGACAGAAAGATACACTAAGCCTAGACGGTTGCGCACAACGCAGGGAACTATCATCACAAAAAGATGATGCACTCAAACGCTACTTTAAGGAAGGATACAATACCAATGAGATACCGCTGGATGAACTTACCCATTACCTTAAGTGTGACCTTGATACTACTAGGGAACTGTACCATGATCTCGAAAGAGACTATGCAAAGCAGGAATCCGCTTCGCTCATTACAGTCCGAGACGTTACCTTCAACACCTGTAAAACCCTCACCCGAATGTACATGTCGGGCTTCAGGGTGGATAGAGTAGCACTAGACGCAGTACGTTTAGAGTTTGAGACAGAGAAGGCTGCTATCACAGACAGACTACAGCACAAGGTGCGTGAGATCATGGGTGACACACCTATCAATCTTAACTCACCAGAGCAGATGTCTCAGGTTGTTTTCTCTGTAAAGGTTAACAACAAGAAAGAGTGGGTAGACCTGTTCGATCACACCAATGACAAGAAAGAGTTTAAGGCTGCAGTCAGTGCTAACAGCACAGTCATACGCCGTACTAAAGCTTTCACTTGCCCTGAGTGTAATGGGGAAGGCAAGGTGTACAAGATCAAGAAAGACGGCACTAAGTTTTCTAGACCAAACAAGTGTAAGGACTGTGAGGCTCGTGGCTACCAGCTAAAGCCAACCAATCACTTAGCTGGACTAGGCTTTGCTGCACCATCAAAGAAATGGGTTAGCGCCAATGGTTTCAGCACTGGTAAGGACAACTTAGATGTACTTATCGGTACGGCTCGTACTAACAACATGGAATCAGCTATATCATTCCTGACAGACCTTAAGCGTTTGTCTGCTATTAGTAGCTACCTTAGCTCCTTTGTGGAGGGCATCGACACCTTCACTAAGAGTGACGGCTTACTTCATGTAGGTTTAACACAGCATATCACTGCAACAGGTCGCTTCTCTGGTCGCAACCCTAACATGCAGAACATGCCACGAGGCGGTACATTCCCTGTGAAGCGAGTGTTTGTGTCACGGTGGGAGGGCGGTCACGTTTTAGAGGCAGACTTTGCCCAGTTAGAGTTTCGTGCTGCAGCATTCTTGGCTCAAGATGAAACAGCTATGCATGAGATTGAGACAGGGTTTGATGTACACAGCTACACTGCAAAGGTTATTACAGATGCAGGGCAGAAGACTTCACGCCAGGAAGGAAAGGCTCATACGTTCGCACCTTTATTCGGAGCTACTGGGTATGGTAGATCAAAGGCAGAAGAGGCTTACTACATACACTTCATTGAGAAGTACAAAGGTATTGCTGCATGGCATAAGAACCTAGCTGACGAAGCTGTAAGGTTTAACAAGATCACGAACGTATCAGGGCGACAGTATGCTTTCCCTGACGTGAGGCGCAACCAGCGTGGCGGTGTTACACACTTCACGATGATCAAGAACTACCCTGTGCAAGGTTTTGCTACAGGTGACGTTGTTCCTGTTGTGCTAATAGAACTAGAGGAGAGGTTGTCACATCTACATTCGTGCTTAGTTAACACTGTGCATGACTCAACTGTTGTAGATGTGCACCCAGATGAGAGGGAAGAAGTATTACAAATCATTGACGATATGAACGAAGGACTAAACGATCTCATAGAAAAAGCCTATGGTGTCGTAATGAATGTACCGCTCTTACTAGAATCAAAGATAGGCCCGAATTGGCTTGACGTAGATGACGTTTGACGGTATAACTCAGACTCTTAAACACAAATCTCATGGAGAATTATATGAGTAATGAACTAGCAGTAGCAGCAGACCGAGGCCAATCCTTAGCAGAGCTAATGGGTGTCTCAGAAGCATCAACTAAACCACAAGGCCCGTCTCTTGCACGTGTTAACGTACTGAGCACCCCTATCAAGGGTGAGATTGATGTTGCAGGTAAGAAGATCAAAACAGATGTAGTACCTGTAGGGGCATACAAGATCACACACGGTGACGATGTATTCTATGCAGAGAACATTACGATCCGCATCTTTGCCCAGCGCCAACAGTGGCAACGCTGGAATGCATCCACTAATGAGATGGAAAAGTCTGTACTGGCTAACAATCTCAACGGTGATATGCAGGACAGTGTAGGTGGCTTTAACCTGGGTCGTCCAAGCGGTTACATCGAAGACTTTAATGCACTACCAGAGGCAACCAAAGACATCATTCGTACGGTGAAACGTGTGAAGGTATTCATGGGTCTAATCACTGTAGATAACCCTGTAGATGATGCAGGTAATGCTCTTACATCTATGCAGTTTGTTGATATGCCATTCGTAATGGATGTTAAGAACCGTGAGAGCCTTAAGAATATCGACGGTGCACTGACGTTGCTACAACGTAAGAACCTACTGCCGATCATGTCTACACTGACTATGGCTGGTGAAGAGCGTTCCATCCCGACAGGTGCTGTGTATGGTATCAGTACTGCTAAGGTTGGCGAGATTGTGGAGTTAACTGATGCAGACAATGAAACGCTTAAGGATTTCTTGGGCTTTGTTGAGTACAACAATGGTAAGGTAATGGACCTACACCATGAGCGGTCCAGCAGCAGCATGAGTGAAGAAGACAAGGAACTGGTTGGCTCTATCATTGATGTGGATGAGGTGCCGTTCTAATGAATCACCCTGCAGAATTAGCGATCTTTACGTTCCTACAGAAAGCTATGGCAGGTGAGTCTACAATGTCAAAGGAGGTGGCCGCAAAGGTCGCCTCCGATGTAGAGGCAGCGTTGTTTAAGCAGTTTGATAGCGGTCCCCGTGATGCATTCCGCTTACGTATGTCTAACATTGGCCGACCCAAGTGTCAGCTATGGTACGATAAGAATGAGCCAGAGGGCAAGACGCCCTTCCCACCACACTTCCTGATGAACATGATCCTAGGCGACATTGTTGAAGCCGTATTCAAGGGTATCATGAGGGCAGCTAAGGTGGACTTTGATGACAACGATTATGTCACACTCAAGTTAGGTAACGGTAAAGAGATCCGTGGTGAGTATGACATGGTATTGGACGGTAAGGTTGATGACGTTAAGTCTGCCTCACCTTGGTCATATCAGAATAAGTTTGCATCCTTTGATGCGTTAGCAGACGGTGACAGCTTCGGGTATGTCCCACAGCTTGTAGGCTACGCAGAGGGTGCAGGCAAAGAGGTTGGTGGTTGGTGGGTAGTCAACAAGGCTAACGGTGAGTTTAAGTACGTGTCTGCAGAAGGTGTAGACAAGGAAGCGGTACTTAAGAAGATCGAAGACCTGACGGACTACATCGACAACGATGAACCTTTTGAGCGTTGCTTTGAACCTGTGGAAGAGACATTCTACCGCAAGAAGACGGGTAACACTAAGCTGGGTGTAGAGTGTGGTTTCTGTGCGTTTAAGCATAAGTGCTGGCCTACATTACAGACACTACCTTCGCCTAACTCTAAGGCTAAGAACCCGCCTATGATCGACTACATTTCTATAGGGGAACCTGATGGGTAAAAGAACAACAGCTAGAACTCATAACTCTCGCCGTTATCGCAGTGGTCTCGAAAAGGAGGCCGCTGCTTTTTTAACACCGAGGCAGAAGATTGTTAAGTACGAGCAGCTAAAGATTGAGTGGGAAGACCTACGCTATCGCAAGTACACTCCTGACTTTGAGTTAGACAACGGTATCATAGTTGAGACAAAAGGTATCTTCGACAATGAAGATCGACGCAAACATTTAGCAATCAAGTTACAACACCCAGAGCTAGATATTCGCTTCGTATTCAGCAACGCAAACGCCAAGCTGTATAAGGGTGCCAAGAGTAGGTACTTTGAATGGTGTGACAAGAACGGTTTTCTCTGGGCGCACAGAACAATACCAGAAGCTTGGTTGACAGAGCCTGGCTCCAGAGCTAAAACAGATAAGATACCCCTTAAAACGCAGAGGAAAGATTAATGGCTAAGTGGGACATAGAAAAACAATTAGAGCATCCTAAAATGCCTAAGCTACATGAGTATGATGACTATGATGCAGTAGAGCAGCCCAAGCACTACAACCAATCAGGTATCGAATGTATTGTAGCTATTGAAGCTATGACAGAGAATATGTCACCCCGTGTAGCACCTCATGCAGCTAATGTACTAAAGTATCTATGGCGTCATGAGTATAAGAACGGTGTAGAAGACTTAGACAAAGCTATGTGGTACCTACGCCGACTACGGGGCCGTTATGTAGGAGAGGAAGGATGACAGATAAGTCCTTCAGTGTTACTGCTGTTGTTAAGGTAGACAGCAATAACAATATACTATCATCATTTGAGGATTCACATGAAGAAGATGTGAGAGACTTGATAACAGATGTGTTCTACGATGTAGACGACATTGAAATAACCAACATACTTGTTAAGGAGAGATCATGACAGATAGAACTAGAGAGGAGTGCTTGGAACAGTTTATTAAGACGTTCCGAGGCTCTCTTGATGCACGGCTTTGGATTAAGTTAGTCAAAGAAGAACTAGCGGAAGCCCAAGCAGAAGAGGTTGGCACAGTAGCACACCTCAAAGAGATCGCAGACCTACAATATGTGATTGAAGGTTTTGACCTTGTAGCACCAGACGCATTACTTTCGTTGACCAGCACAGAAGAGCTAGATCAGTGGGAGTATCTAATGATTGAGTCTGATGAAACACTCAAGTACGCCATGAACTACTACGGCAACGAAGCACTAGACGAAGCTTTCATGCGTGTGCATTTAAGCAACATGTCTAAGCTGGGCGAGGATGGCAAACCTATCTTCCGTGAAGACGGTAAGGTACTAAAGGGTCCAAACTACAAAGCCCCAGACTTGACGGATCTACCATGAGCGTAGAGAACAACACACACGAATACATTATGAACCTATTTGATAAGGCCATGAAATGATAAGCAACCACCTACCAACCGATTACCAAGCATTCATCCACAAGTCACGGTATGCTAAGTACTATGACGACACAGGCCGTGAGTCGTGGGAAGACACAGTGACACGTTTCTCTGTTAACACTATCCGTGACATGGTTGACCCCGCTACTAAACGTCAGCTAGAGGAAGCTATCCTTGGCCTAGAAGTGATGCCTTCTATGCGGTCATTGATGACAAGCGGTCCAGCCGCCGAAAGAGACAATACGTGCATGTATAATTGCTCGTACTTAGCCGTAGATGACCTTAAGTCCTTCGATGAGGCTATGTTCATTCT